TCAGAAAGTTATTACTTTCTAAAATGTACGAAAATTGTCACGAATTCTGTAACAATCGTGTATCTGGAAAATTTGGGTAAATTTTGTGTTCCTAAATGTGACTGTAACAGTTTTCGTAACACTGTGTATCTGTATGTATCTGAGTAACAATATTTGTAACAAAATTTTAATGTTTTTTACCTTAATAACAATTTACAAAAGAGTAACTGTATACTATATGTACTTATTTGGTACCAAAAAGTACCCAAAAGTTTGGTGTGTCTGTGTGATACTTTATTGTCGCTAAAGTATATTAAAGCGTATTTGTTTACAAGTTGTTAAGTGTTAATATAAAGTTTACTGTTGAAGTTTTACTGGAGTTGTCAGGCTGGGGTTCTATATAAGTGTAGTGGTGGTGGGACGGTTACGTAATAACCTTAAGCAAGAGTACCTATTTAGATACTCTTAATAAAGCTATTAAGCAATCATCGCAGTATATACTATCTTTATAGTTGTATAGGAATTTGTCCCAATTAATCATGTTACATCTACGACATCTAGTAAATCCTTCGCCTTTACGATCTGTTATAGGTGTATCTGTTTTTAGGATAATCCATTTACCTGCATGATAGTCATACATTTTTGTATTGTATTGCTTCATGTTTATTGACTCCTTTCTATAATAGTTGAGAGCCAGATTGCTCTGACTCTTTCTCTATTTATTTCTTAAGATTTAAAGCTTCTAATAATAAGTCTAACTTACTATCTAAGTCTTCGAATCTTTTGTCTACAGATTCTTTATAGTTTTTATCTGTAGCAGGTGTTTGTTTACCATTTCTATATTCATCCCATACGAATTGGTTTAATTCGAACTCACGTTGTCTTATTAGCTTATAAGCATTGTTAAGTTCATTGTATGCAGTTTCTCCTAATGATTCTACGAATCTAGTTGCTTGATCTTTGGTTGCAAATTTGTACCATCTTTTGTCTGATTCAGCTACGGCTTTATCATTTTGTTCTTTCAAGTAGTCTTGGTAATCATTGTGACCATGAAGTAGTTTGTTTACCATATCTGTTTTAGATATTGTAATCTCCTTTCTTTCTGGTTTTTGGATAGTTGCATCCACCTTTTTCTCTACCTTAGAGTCTTTTGTTTTTACAACTTTCTTTGTTGCTGCCATAATTTACACTTCCTTTCACTGCTATACCACACTTTGGCAATTTAGTGTGATATGCTTTAAGGGTTTGTATCTTTATAGATTTTAACCCTGGGCTGACCTTTAAATAGGCCGAGCCTGCGAGGCATATATTCCGTAAAGCCTATATGGGTGTGTGTTTAGGCTTTAATAAAACCCTCATTCATTTCACTCTCCAAACAATTCACCCTACAAAAACACCCCCTCCCCTTTTAAAAAATTTCCTAGCATGTTATAATAACATTGAGGTGATAAAATGAAACATATATCAATAGGTTTACCAGAGGATAAACCGAACCAAGCTGCTATATCTATTTCACCAGATTTAGATTTCAACACAGCATTTTTATTATTAGGTACGCTAGCTCAGCATATATTATCTGCGTATTTTCAAGTAGCTACGCATAACATACAGCAACAAACTCACCTGTCTAACAAGACTCGAGATGCTGCTATTGCAGGTATTAAGCAATCAATGTATGACACAGCTGATTCATTGTTCTCAAACATCCTTAACACGTTCGATCCTAACTCACCTAGATTATCTCTTGAAGACGAAGCGATTCTACAACTAACTAACCAGTTAATCGAGGAGCGTTATAACCAGCTTTCTCCAGAAGAACAAGCTGCATATTCTAAAGCATACCAAGGAGTTGTTAATTATGTTGAACAAAGAAAAGGCTCTCAAGCTGCAACAACTAATTCAGAACCAGCAACAGCAGACACAGCAGAGTCTACAAACAAGGCTAGCTAAGGTTCAGATTTCTAAGAACACAACCTACAGCCCTAACCAGTCTAATCAAAAACTAAACGACTTGCTACTAGAACAGCACAAATCTAACCAAACCAAAACCACCTGTCCTAGATGCAACTCACCACTTAGACCAACCTTATCTATTTCAGGTGCACCTAGCACGGATTGGCTTGAGTGTTCTAGTCCGACATGTAACACATTCTATGACACCTACATGCCGATGCCACACCAAGCTGCCGTTCACCAGGACTCACACCGTATCATAGGTAACTTTGGTTCATATGGAACAGGTAAGACCAAGACATCTGAGAAAGAAATTGAGAAGCATATTTTCTTAACACCGAATGCCAACATTCTCCTAGGTGCAAACATCACTTCTCAATATGAACAAACTCTACTTAGGGACTTTGAGAAATCCATGCCCCAAGCATTCTTAGAATCTAGGTCTATACAAAAAGGTTATTTAGATTTCATTAACGGAGCCAGACTTATGTTACGTCCATTCGATGACCCAGACAAACTACGTTCTAACAACTACAGTCTTGTTGTAATGTTAGAGGCCAGCGAGATTAATGCAGATGCATTCCACCAGTTGAAGACCCGTCTGAGAAATACAGCTGCGACTAGGACGATTCCTAATGATGACGGACTCTCTGATACTGTTTACGACTGGCGTAAGTTAATCTGCGAATCTAACCCAGACTCAGGATGGATTAGGTCTGACGTTCTACTTGTTTCAGATTCGATTACACAACACGGTGCATTCTCCAAAGAAGACTACTCGAACCAGCAAGACCCAAACACACTGGATCCAGACATTGCATCTCACGTTGCAAGTACCGATGTAAACTACTTCCTACCTGCAGACTACATTCAGGTCAACTCAAAGAACAAACCTGAATGGTGGATTAGAAGATTCCTTCACGGTTCGTTCTCATTTGCAGAAGGTCTAGTTTATCCACACTTTGTCAACTGTATTGTCAAAACTCCAAGAGATGCCAATGGGAATCCACTTGGACCTAAGGACTTTCCTAACTGGAGAGTACTGATTGCACACGACTACGGACTTAGGGATGAAGCTACGTTTGTATTTGGAGCAGTTGATAGAGACAGGAACAAACTGATTATTTACAAGAACGTACACACTAACGACGCAAACCTTCAAACACTCGTTAATCTTTTTAAAGCTAACACTAAGGACATTGCGTTCGGACAGATGTACACTACACCGATTATCGACCCGAAGAATAACAAAAGGGACTACGATAAGAAAGACTTAATCTCCCATTACCAAGATTATGGGATTGCATTTAAGCCAGGTTATGTAAATGTTGAGGCTAGGGTTATTAGGTTGAATGACTACATCGAAGCAGGCCGTATAGAAATCTGGGATTGCTGCGAACACCTTATAGGTGAGGCTAAGGAATATAAGTTCAAACCTAAAACATTAGACGATAAGGTTTCAGATAATAAACCTATAGATAAAAATAACCACTCAATCAACGCATTGGAGTGGATAGCAATGGAACTTCCAGCAAATCCGAACCAGTTATTCCTAACAGGTTACGATGAATACGGAAGACCGATGGACGAAAAGAAGAAAAGTTACTTAGATAGGTCATGGCAACTTAATGACTACAACCCATATGACGAAGAACGCTACGATCAATCAGGTATTTTCGATATGAAAGGAGAGATTTTTTAATGCTATACTTACTTTTAGTTCTTAACGGAGCGTTCATTATGTACCTTTTGGTGCAAAAACCTATTAAGATTCAGGTACATCACATACATGAAGAAGTTAAGGACCAACTTTCTAGGTCAGAGATTGAATCTTTAGAAGAAGATATGAATAAACCTGACCCTAAACAAGACCAATTCGAACAGAATCTTAATGAAGCTATAAATAATATAGACTCAATCATGGGAGGGAGCGATAGATAATGGCAAGTAAAGATATTTATGGTAGCGAATTACTACCAGAAGGTGTCTCACTTCAGTCTATCAAGGACAGAATCAAGGAAACTGATACAAAATATACAAAAGTTTTACAAAGAATGCGTGTTCTTGATGGAGCAGACCGTGGAAAACTATGGGATGTAGTCGAAGCGAAGATGCCAAAGTACCAATTAACTCCAGATTCTAACTGGATTAACTACATTAAAGAGAATTTAGTTGCATCAATCTACACAACTGGTAGATATGCCAACCTAATTCCTAAATCTGAGGACGATAAGAAGTTCGTTATTGAATTTAACTCTGCACTTGAGACAGTTTGGGAGAACATTCGTGCAGATTACTACCAATTCTTAGCTGGAGAACGTGCAGCTCTACTTAATATTGGTATTACTATGGTAGGTTGGAAGAAAAATACCATAGGTGGAACTAAGAATCACTGGTATCAAGGTGATATCATGCTTAAAAACATAGACCCTATGAAGTTTAGACGTGACCCTTATGCAGATGTATTCGATAATGCTGAGTATTGTTACTACTATGATGACTATTCTATGTCAATCATCAGGTCTAAAGAGTTATACGCTAAGAGAATCCAAGAAATTGAGAAACAAATAGGTAAACTTAAGGACCAAGGAGTGATTTCTGATACAGTCCCAGCAGCGACTGACAGACAGAAAACAAATACAGCACAAACAAACTACCATAAGGTAACTTATTATTACACTATGTACACATGTAGTGACAAGGATGATAAGGAAGGTTATAAAATTGCTGAGGTGCATCTTCTTGATGACCAATATGTACTTTATTGTAACAAAGATTTGAAACCTAAGATGTTCCCATTCGCAATTCTATACTGTAATGAACCAGCAGGTGACATAGTTGGTGCATCTGAACCAGCTAAACAGTTCAAATCTAACTTTGTATACAACTTACTTAACTCAATCTATGCAACTCATGCGTACAAAGCACAACGTCCACCTAGATTTGTAAACCAATCTACAGGAATCAACCTAAGACAGTTCGCTAAGTACGGTAATGACGCAGATAAGACGTTCATTGTTAACGGAGATGCTACTAAAGCTGTACATTACGCACAGTTCCCTGCACTTCCACCAGAACTTTTACAAGTTAAGCAAGATTTAGGTAGAGATATTAAGGATTGTTCAGGTGTAGATGAGATGTATGCAGGTAAGAACACAGGTTCTATCCAAACTACTGGGGGAATGGATACACTTACTGAGATAACTGCACAAAGAGATAACCAAAAGATACTACAATTCGAGATGTATACTAAGCGTCTAACAGAATTAGTAGTTAATCACTTAATTACTTTTGGAGATAAGAGAACTTATACAGTGTCTGACCCTATCACACAACAAATAAAGACAGTTGAACTTGACTTCCCTAAAGTTGATGATGATATTAGATTCAGATACGAATTAGATATAGAGATGTACTTGCCTAGAAACAGAGCAAGACTTAGTTCAGTTGCTAACATGTTACTAGAGAAGCAAGCACAATATAAACCAGACCCTGAAATCATTACAGTTGAGGAATGGTTACTAATGCAAGACATTCCATTCAAGGATATGATATTCAAACGTATGGGTATTCAAAGAAATACACGTATCACTGAGCAAGTAGCTCAAACATTAGAGATGTTTGCTACATTAGTTGACGGTGGTGTTGATCCAGATGTTGCTGTAGAGCAAGTGGCCAACCAATTACAGGCTCAACAACAAGCAACTACTCTAGGTAACACAGCAACAGCTCAAGATATAGGTGACTTAGTAGGTGCTGGTACTCCACAAGCTGCACAGCAAGGAGCCAATGCACAGATGATGCCACCAATGTAATGAAAGGAGGTGAGGCTGATGAACGTAATCCACAATTTCGCAGGTATGTACGACGTTGATATGAACGTAGAGTTATATTTACCTACAGAAAAAGAAATCACTGAGGCTAAATACAACATGATTAAAGAATACTTAGGTGTTTTAGGACCTGGTACTCAAGTGTTGGTTAAGGAAAACGGTAAGTTCTACCTTAAAGCTGATGAGGATGCAACAGTTGCTGAAGATAAAATCAAAGCAGTGTTGAAAGAAATGGGACAAACATACCCAGCCTAATACCAAGAACTAATTTATTTAGTTCTTTTTCATTGACCGAACGTGTTTTAAATGTTATAATGAAAGCAGATAGGCATAGGCTCCCGTCAGCCGTATGACGTGTAGTCTATCTACCTCTGTGAACTCGGCAATCACAAAGATAAGGAGGATA